TCCTGAAACTGCATTTATACCTTGAATTATTTCCCATTGATAAATACCCCCTTCTCCAAGAGTGTATCTAAAATAATTATTAGTATCTGTCTGATACCAAAAATCTCCTTCATGTGCGGATAAACTATCGGTCCAGGAATCAGCAGGATCTTCATCTGAGGAGGTCCACCATGATTGAATCCAAGCTTTAGCATCTTCAGGATATTGATTATTAATAAAATCATTTACATATTCAGCTAATTCATTATTTGGTAATGTAGTTTTTCCACTTAAAATAATTTTTCGTTCAGAAAAATCTCCTTGCGGAATTTGTACATAAACTAAACTACCAGGAGCATAATATAAACCAGGAGAGCTAGAAAAAGCTGAAAAGACTCCATCTTGAAATCTAACTTTATGTTCCCCTGTAGTAATATCTTGAATAGATTCTACAGTAGCTAAAATTGATTTATCAAATCTTAAATCTTTAATAGCTCCGTCTGTTAAAATTTCAACAGCTTTTAATATTTGCTCTTCATAAGACTCTACGCTCATTTCGCCTCCTTTTTAGTTAAGAAGGGCGCCATATTTCAGACGCCCTTCAAAACAATCTCTATTTCTTTCTATTGGCATATTGTGCCGCGCTATTAATAAGGTTATTAAAAGCTTTTTTAATTTCTTCTGCATCTTTCACACTTGGGAAATCTGCATTGATCTGGATTTGTTGACTGGTGCCTGCGGCCGCAGCCGGCGCTCCAATATTAGGCATAATTCCTGTGCGGAAAAGAGCATCTTGCTGAGAAAGCATAGTATTAGTTTTAATTTTACCTACTAAGTCTCTAACTGCGGAGACCGCAAGAAGAAGATTAGAAGTATCTTGTTCATTTAATACTATTTCTTTTTGGTGTAAGAAAGCTAATTTACCATCTCCAACTCCCCAATCACCAGTATAACCTCCAGTATCATATCCAACTGGGTGGAATCTTAATGGGAATTGAGCTATATCACTAGTTCTCTGAACTCCTCCTGAACTAGAGTGCCACCATTCTCCATCAACGCCAATTCCAACATGGCCAGGATCTCCTCTTTTCACTCCAATAGTAACTCGTCTTCCATTCCCTGCTTCTAGTCCTCCAGAAGCAGAGATAGAAGCGCTGGTGAAGCGACTACCATTATAGAGACCTGCATTCTTAACTACATACCAAGCATATCCAGAACAGTCAAACCCTCCATCAGAAGGATCATCTCCTCCCCACACATAGGGATAAGGATCTAAGCTTCTCATAATAGATAAAGCTCGTTCAGGTTTTCCATCTGAAACGTCTCCTGGAGGAGTGTCATTATCAGAGCCTCCTGGAAGGACAATCCCTGGTAAAGAACCTCCAGTATCAGACCTGCTAGTAGAAGGCATTGAAGTCCCACCAGTAGTACTTGAAGGAGCACTTGCAGTGCCCCCTCCACTAGTATAAGTTCCAGAAGCTCCCCCTATCGCCACATTAGCAACTGCAATCGCATCTCCAATAGCAGCAGTATATTCTCGCCAAGCTTCAGTGGTAGCATTAAGAACATCTGCTTCTTCCCACATTTTATCAATTAATTCAGTATTTTTCTCTAATAATTCATCTGTAAAAGCAATTACTTCTTCAATAGAACTATTAATATTATCAAAGCTGCGGCCAGAGTCTTCTCCGACTCCACTTATCCCTTCTTGATAAATACTGAAAGCATCCATAATCTGAGCAATCAAGTCTCCAGAAGCTTCTCCGAACCCTCCTGCCCCAACCAAATTACTAATCATAGTCTGAACAACATCATCAAGACCGCCAACTGCCGCTTGGTATTCCTCTGAATCTAGTCCATACATTTCTGCATAAATAGATTTAATGCTATCTAAAATCTCAGAATTTTCACCTAAAACAGCATCAAACTGTCTTTGGAATCTTGTTGTAATTGCTTCAACATCAGCACCAGGCTCAGTTAAAGCTTCTTGATATTCTTTAAAAAGATTTAAGAACTCGTCTTTATTCTTCTTTAAAGCTTCTCGGTTAAACTCGTAGAAGTCTTCTTCTGCAGCGCGCAGGTCCTCGGTCGCCGCAGATATTTTACTTTCATCTGCAGTGTAAACATATGAATAATTACCTTGAGCATCTCTCTGAAGCTTCATAGTAGATTTATTTCTTTGAGCCTCTTCTAACGCCACTCTCTTTAATTCAATATCTAATCTCTTGGTTGCTCTTTCGAGATCTCCTTGAGTTAATTCATCTTTCTCTCTAAGAAGGGCTAGCTCTCTATTCATAACTTCATTAAGATGTTGCTTAACCTGAGTGCTATCTGCTTTGTTAATAGCATCCATGTATTGACTTTGAAGTTTAGTAATCTTAAATGTCGCTGAAGTTCTATCTAGGTAAAGCTCAGCTTCATCATTAATATATTTCCACTCTTTTTCAATCTCTGGAAGTCCTAGCCCACCGCTAAGGCCTTTCGCAAAATCAGAAAGAATCTTAGAAATAGAATTACTATATTCGTCCGCAAGTAATTCTAAGGACTCTTCAATAGCAGAGTTAAGTTCTCCTTTGAAATTTTGAATTTGAGCAGTAAATCTATCGTAAAGATCTTGGTCGAAATTTTCGTCTCCTGGTTGGCCAAGAGCATCACGTTGAGCGGTTAGAGCTGCAATTTGACTATTTAAAGCTCTCATCGAAGCGCTATTGTTAGCTTTCTGTGCAGCGTAGTAACCTTCCATTTGGTCATAAGCATCTTCACCATAAATTAATTTAATAAGATTTGCCTGATGTTCCAATTCGCTAGTAACAAAGGCAAACTGACTATTAAGCTCTTCGAAACCATCTGCGGTCGCATCTATCCACTCTAGAGTAGAGTCTTTAATTGAATCAACAATTTGTTGATATTCAAGAGAACCATCAATAAACGAATCCATTAATGATTGTAGATATTCTTTAGCTTGAGAAAGAGCTACATCTTTTTCACCAAGATAAATTGCACTAGAAGCTCCAGCTTCAATTTTAGCAATTTCAGCTTGAGTTTCCGCAATTTGGCGAGAAAGAGTATCTAGAGTTCCAGTGCTTCCATTCCAGTAAGTAGAAAGAGACTCTAAAGCTGTCTGCATTTTAACAAGAGGGTCATCTAAGTCTTTACCCTCTAACACTACTGCTTCAAACTCATTCCAAGAGCGGATAGCCTCTGCAGCGTCAATGTTAACTTCTAATTCTATCTCTAGCTTGCGGATGTTGGCTTCTGTAATAGTAGCCTGCATATTCGCAATTTCTTGCTCAGTATTAAAAATAGCTTCATATTTAAGTTCTTCATATCTCTCAACTAAGCTTAAGAATTCTTCATAAGCTTCCTTAGCAGTTTCATACTGCGTAGCTAGGGCTTCAGATGGAGCTTTTTCATACTTTAATCTAATATCATTGGCAGCTTTGTAAAGTGCATCATGCTTAGTCTTAAAGTTTGCAATATCTCCGGCAGCATTAAAAGTCATGCCCTTTGCCGCAAGACCCTTTTTAATTTCATCTCGCTCTTTAATCTGTTCTGCACGTAAACGCTTTAGAGCGTCTGTCTGCTTTTGGTATAAAGTGATTTGAGTGCGGAGATTGTCTTGTAAAGCTCTTCCAGTTAGCTTGTCTTGAATTGCAGAGATAGCTGTTAATTGATTTTCAAGAATCTTTAATTCTCTATTAATCTCCCAATATCTGTCATAGACATCTTCAAGTGCGGGAAGCGTGTCTGCTAGAGACTTACCTGAAGACTTAGAGCCTGTAGAAGACTTGCTTGCAGGGAGATCTGCTCCTACTTTAATACTAGTTGGAATATCAATATTTGCCAATGCTGCTTCAAGAGTAGAGATCTGTTGTTCTAAAGCGTCATATTCTGCTCTTGCATCCTCAGGAAGTCTAGCTTTAGCCATCGCATATCTAGCTCCCGCATCAGAGGCGGCAGTAATTCCGATAGCAGATTTTATTGCAGAGGTGGTTAAAGAGTCATAGGTACCAACAGTTTTCACTATCTCTGCCCTTAGAGACTCAAGAGAAGCTTTTTTCGCAGCTTCGTCTTGAGCTAAAATAGCAGCTGCCGCAGTTGCAACCGCAGTAGAGAAACCTTGTTCCTCTATTGTAGCTGCAATTGAAACCTCCATCATCGCTTGTTTAGCTTGAGCTAATTGTTCTGCTGCAAACTTTGCTTGAACACTATCTTCTCCAAAGTCTTCTAAGGCTTTATTATAGTTTTCTTGTGCTGTGTTTAGAGCATTTTGAGCTTCTACTGCAACATTTGCTCTATTAGCCTCTGCTTGTAAATAATTTAATTTGGCTTGTTGTAAAATTTCATAATTTTCAGCACTCTTCTCTAAAGAATAAGCGCTCTCAGCTCTTTGTAAATTAAGTCTAGCTTCTTGGACTCCTAGATCCGAGGCAACTGCCATATATTCATAAGTACCTTCAGTAAGACCTTCTAGGGCATCTCCATATTTTATAATCCATTCCTCATCTGGAGTCTCACCTTTAAGAATATTTTCCATATTAGTTTGGAAAATCTCAAATTCTTTATTAGCAATCTTAATTTCTTCAATCTCAATATCAATATCTGCTTCTGCTCTAAAATCAGCGTCTTCCATATATTGAGTAATAGTTTCATCTATAATCTGAGGATTGTCTAAAGTAGGATCTAGCCCTAATTTAACAGCTAGTTCAATAACTTCATCTTCAGAAAGCCCGAAATCTCTCTGCATCTTAGTAAGAAAACGCTGGAATCCTTCTTTAGAGAAGCCTTCTCCTGATTCATTATTCTCAATTTGATACTTAATAGAATAAGTAATAGCAACATTTGGATCGATTTCTCTAGTTTGCATTACAAAACTACGAGCTTCAATTTCAGCTTGAGCTGCAGATCGACCTGCCTCTTGGAATTGTTTTGAGATATTATTGATTTCTGTGTCTAGTTCTTTTTCAGAAGTTATCATTCCTGAGTCTAGATGTAAATTTTCATACTCTTGTTTAATGATACTCATACGAGTCATCATAAATTCATCTACCTCAGCAAAATTTTCTCCAAGTTCTGCTGATTGTTTTTGTAGCTCAAGAACGGCGTCTGCGTTCTCTTCCGCCCATTTTTTCATAGTAGGGTCAGTAGCAATATCTGTTAATAATTGCTGAAGCTGCTGATAAGCCTCAAATTGTTCCTCTTCTGTTCTTCCTAGTTTTAAATTAAAAGTATCTGCAGCATTTTCGTTATAATCAGTAATAAGATTCTCATACCCTGGAGGGGCAGAAGTCATTTCTGGCATTTGGTAGGTAACTGACCCACCTTTCCACCAATTTTTTACTTTGGCATTTTCCATCGCAGCCATATATCCAGTATCTGCGGCAGCTTTTGCCTCTGCTAATTTTGTTGCATTAGCGTCTTTTAATGCTTGAGTATACCCCTCCCAATCTCCAGTAAGAGCTTTTACTCTAATAGATTCATCTAAAAATGCGTCATCAATTTTCTTTGAAATCTCCCAAAGTTCTTGTTTTGAAGCAGTTCCTTCTTGATATTTTTTATAAAGAGAATCGTATTCAGATTTTAAAGTTTGCAATTGAGATAGTTCTTCTTGAGTTGCCTTAGAATTTGCAATTATCTGATTTCTCTTCTCTTCCTCTGCTTTTGCCCAAGCCACAGTGGCTGCGATAACCGCTCCAATTGCAGCTACTATCCCTAATATCCAACCTACTGGATTACTGGCCATAAGAGCTAAAGTAGAAGTAAGAAGTGTCTTATTTGCTGCGGTCCCAGCAACTTTAGATGCAGTAAGACTATCCTCTGCAGCTTTTGAAGATAGAAGAGCAACTCTTTCTGCTCTAGAAACTCCCATTTTTTGGAGAGTTAAAGAAATCTGTTTTACAGTTGCTCCTGACTCTTTCATATGAGTTACTGTCAGTGCATTTTCCATAGTGGTCATTGTTTGAGTGGCCATGATTGCAAGTTTTAAAGCATTATTAACTCCTGACAAACTCTCAGCAACAGTTTTAAATCCATTATAAAGCATAGGTAGCGCCATAGAAAGATTAGTAACTGTTTGTAAAAGCTGTTCTCCTCCTGAAAGAGATTCATTATTCCAAACATCCACAAGAGAAGTTAAAGATTGAAAACCAAATCCTAATTGTCCAATTCCACTAATAAGATTTGTAATATTTTGAACCAATTGTTGGGTTTTTAGAGTAGAAAAGAAAACTTCTGAAGCGCTACTAGACTTATTAATATTAACAGCTAACTCTTCAAATTTCTCATTAGTCATTCCAACTTCTTGAGTCATTTTTCTTAAAGAAGCGACAGATCTTTCTGCATAGTCTGCATTCTCAAAGGCCTCTCCTCCTGCGTTTATAACACTTGATCGAATTGCTTTAATTTGATCTGTAGTCACTCTTCCTTTTAGCCCTTTTAGATGAGCGTCAAGCTCTTCTATTGATTTAGTATATTCAGAAGTATCTTGCCCAGCAAGCGCTGCAGCTTCTCCCGCAGATGTTAATTGACGTTGGGCTTCTTTTAATGCTGCTCTTAAATCATCAACTTTGATACTACCAGAACCTAATTTTTCAAATAAAGAGTCTAAATTTTTACCAGCCATTTCAGACTGTTTTTGCATTACTCCAAGGTTTGTTATTTGTTTTCTTAATTCTGGCTCACTTATAGTGCTTTCTAACCGACCCGTCTCTTTGTCTTGAGTCACTTGAGGTAATTTTGAACCAAGAGCTAGATTATAAAGCTCTTTCTGTTCTGTTGCTCTTGCGTTCAACGCATCTTTTTGCTCACTAAGAGCTTTAGTTTGATCATAAATTAATTGTAACTGTGCCCGTTGCTCTTCAGTCATTACTCTTAATAATGGAGCTGCTTGCTCAGCAACTTTTACTAAATCTCTAGCAACACTACTCTGATATCCTCCTGTTTGATTTTGAGTCCAATCAACTTGAGAATATTGGTAAATTAATTTTTGCTGTTCTGCTGCAAGAGCAGCCTCTCTTCTCATCATCTTAAAGCTATTGATTGCTTTAGTAATATTATTAGCCAAAGCAGGACCAAATGCCCATAAAGCAATTGCTCCAAATTTAGTTAAGAGGCCAATCCCTCCTCCTAAACTTTCAATAAAATTAGCAAATCCAACTACTAATTTATCAACAGCATCAACAGTATCATTAATATTATCACTATCAATTAAAGCACTAAAAACTCTTTCTTGTGAAGCTTTTAATTTTTCTAAGTGTGCTTCAGTAGATTGCATATAAATTGCATTTTGATTATTTAAAGTCCCAAGAGAATTAGCTGCATTATCTATTTGCTCACTATACATATCCCAGTTTTCGAATAAAGCTACTAAGTTGTTATATTGTCTTTTACCAGCCATCGCTTGTGCAGCAGCTAGCTTCTGAGCTTGAGTCCAATTGTCCCATTTAGATCCTACTTCCGTGATGATATCTCCCATTTCTCGCATATCACCATTAGTATCTAAAATAGAGACTCCCATTTCATTTAATTGAGAAGAAATCTGCCCAAGTTTAACTTCAAAACCACTTTCATCTATTGCCACTCCTGCTGATTTTAAATCTCCTAAACGAGCAAAAATAGTTTTAAATGCTGTACCAACATTTTCAGGAGCTTGGCGAGTAACAGACACAACTGTAGCTAAGATAGCATTAAGCTGGTCATATTCTACGCCCATCATATTAGCCGCAGAAGATACCTTACTCATAGCAGTTGCCATTTCTTCAAGGTCTGCTGCAGTCTCCGCCGCAATTAAGGCGGTGACATCCATATAGCGTTCCATCTCATCGGTTGTTAATTTATAACCGTTTCTAATGGAAGTTAATTGTTCAGAAACAGCTTCTGTATCTTGACCTGTGACATTAGAAGTCATAACTGTTAAACGAGCCATTTCTTGAGATTCTATATCTCCAAGACCTTGCTGATAGAAAATTAATGCTGCGTCACTATATTCTTTAGTTGTTGCCCCGAGAGCTTTTGCTGCACGGTTAGCATGCACCGCAAATTTTTCCATTTCTTCAGCACTTTTATTAGTAACGATTCGAATATCATTCAAAGAAGTGTCTAATTCTTTTACATAGGTAAAAGCCTTATTTACTTCTGAAGTAAATCCTTGAACAATAGAGGCAGAAATACCCCAACGGATAGTGTTAAAGAAAGTATTACTCATCTTCTCTAGAGCAAGACTTGTTTGCTTAATTCCTTTATTAACGGAAAGAGTTTCATAGGTTAAGTCATTAAAAGCTTTCTTGCCAGCTTTTCCCATTGTTGAAAAATCACTATGAAGAGTCTTCATAGTCATACCACTCGCCTGGAGAGAGCTATTAAACTTACCTATGTTAATTACACCAAGTTCTACATCAAAAGAATCTTTTAGAATTGCTTGAAGCTTTTGACTCGCAGCAACTGACTTATTAAGTTGTTCAGGAGCTTTTGCAAAAATCTTAGTAGCTTCTTTTTCTGCACTCCTGATAGAACTCATTAATTTATTAAAACCAGTCTCGTCTAGCTTAGTGTGAATATTGTAATATACTGAGTTAATATATTTAGACACGGAAAATACCTCCTTTTACTTCATCTTTTGGCTTATTTCTCTAGAATAAAAAAAATAAGCCTTACTATTAAATTTAATAGTAAGGCTTATCTAATTAATGCTTTTCGACCTTATGATTTCTCTTCTGCTTTTAGCTGCGCAACGTCAAAACCTAACTCTTGAGCAAGAGGAAGTAACTGAGCCAGTTTAGACATATCAATATTTTTGATAGCGTCCAATGCATTTCCAGTCTTTTCTGCAAGTTCTTCTAGATATAGATTCATACTGGCGACCGTGCCTGCAATTGAATGATAATAATTAGTAGCTGCGGCAGTCCATCTATGTTGATACTCAAGAAGAAGGTCTGTCTCTTCCTCTCCAATTAGGGTAAAGATATGAATACCCTCTTTCTTCAGCTCATCATAAAGAGTAAATTTATCACCCTTGTCTGCATCATTCTCAGTATAAACTAAAAATGTATTTACCTCTAGCAGAATATCTGAAACAAAAGGATTAATAAATCCTTCGGTATTAGCTTCCGCAAGTGTAAGTCCAACCAACTCAATTTTACGTTCAGTTGGAACAAAATCTTTTAACTTATATTCCATTTAAACCTCCTTATATCTCTTATGACTAACTATAGTATAACATATTTTTTAAGTCTTGTCAATCAGAACTTTCTAAATTCCTTTCAAAGCAGGAAGAATATTTCTTAATGAAATTGAAACTGTCTGACTCTTCCAAGTTTGAGTTAGTTTAGCTTTTAGCTTTTCAGATCTTCTAATTCCAGCAGAAACACTTAACGCATCAGAAGGCGCCTCAAAGACATTTAGATTAGAATAAGCATCTCTCTGTGAAGAGTCTCCTTTTGTTACTGCTTGAACGTCAATAACAGAAGTCCTTTCACTTGCGTTGATATTCATCATAATCTGAGTAATAATATCACTAATTAGATAAGGTTTATTATTTATAACTAAAAATAATACTGGAGGATTCTCATTCATCCCTCCTGCAAGAAATTCTAGCATAGCAGCAGAAGAAACATATTCTTTAATATGGTACCATTGATTTTGGAGTGTTTCTTCTCCTAAGATGTTTTTTTCTTGTCCTTTAAGAAAATAATTTGAGTAAGAATTAACAGAATGAGCTGTTGCAATTTTCATAATATCAGTTAAGAAAGTGTCATTTAAAAGTCCTGAACGACTAAGTATTAAAGCAAAGCTAGTCGTCATAATACTTAACCCATAAAAATTAACAGATTTTTGAGTAGTTTTTTTAACTGAAACTCCAAATTCAAATTCAATACCTTTTTCTCCGCTCCTAATTATAACATCTCCCTTTCTTTGAACTTTACCCCCACTTGAAGGGGGGTCTCCAAAAAAAGCCTTATAGTCTGGATCATAAATAACTTCTATATTACTTCTTCCTTCTACATAAGCTTTAATGTTTCCTTGTTCTACTTTAAATATCTCAGCAAAAGCTCTCTCAAACCCCTCTGCAGTTGCAATCTCCGCAGTCAAATATCCAAGTTCAGAGAGGATTTTTCTACTAGTATTGGCAATATCAATTAACTTTCTCTGCATTTCAACATTTTTTTCTTTACCAATTGCCAAAGATTTTAATCTCATCAAATTTGCTTCATATTGACGAAGAAGATTTATTACTTTCATACTATCTTTAGATTTTACTACTCCACCATTTCTTGCTAAAACTCTTTTTTTAATTTGTTGTTCTTCTTTAGTTAAAGGCTGACCCTGAACGTATTTCGCTAAAACATATGCTTCAATCTCATTCTTACTAATGACTGAGAGCCCTTTGTAAAGATCTTCTAGAATTCTCTCTAGAACTTTTGTATAGCTACTAGCTTTCTCTTGCCAATCAATTTTTGAACGCTCCTTAAAATATTTTGGAGCTTGGCCTATAGAGAGCTGACCAGCGAGACCAGCATTAGTACCAGTAGTAATATCTCCAAGATTAAGACCTAATAACTCTTCAAAAGAAATGTTTTTACTTTCAACAAGTCTCTCTTGAGCCTCTGCTGCGAAAGCGACCTCTTTTCCAGTTAAATTCAAGAGAGCTGCTTCTTTTTGTTTTGCAATGTCAAGCTGTTTTTTTAAAAGAACTTGTTTCTTCTGATAGAGAGTGTTTAAATCTAAACCAACTCTTTTCTCCCAAGCAAAATAAGGTAAATAATCTTTTGGCCAATTATTATCTATTTCTCTCACCTCACTCCCTACGAAAAAAGAGGGGAAGTAATATTAATTACTTCCCCTCTAAGGTTTAGCCTACTGCAACATCTCCAGTAATCATCTGGATCGCGCAAAGAACCTTCTTGCTGTCGAATGGAGTTCTTCCTGGGAAGGCGTCCATTGTAAAGGTAAAGGTTGATGGGTCGCCAGAAGCGGCCATTGTAAAGGTGAAGTTCGATTGAATCTTAACCTTAGGTAGTACGAATTCTGCTGGGAAGTCCTGGCCAGTAGTCTGGTCACGGAACAAGGTAGCAGCCTCTACATAGTAGTATCCCGCAAAGTTCTCAGCATCAATATCAAGCTGGGTTACTCCACCAGTTTTAGTTACATAGAAGTCAAGACGTACAACATCTCCAGCTCCAAACACATAATCGGTATCAAATGTGAGTGGGATAGTACTAGAAGCCCCCGCAAGAGTAAGCTCAGCAGGGACTTGCGCAGCCCCAAGAATTTCTACAACAGCTCCAGAAGCATCAATTACCGTTCCATAAATTGGAGTGTCAGCAGTTGCATAGATAGTAGCTGCTTCAACAGTGTCAAGACCTAGATCAGTTCCCTTAATCTGAACTTTATAATCAGGAGTTCCTTCTGTTCCTGCATTCACAATTTCAGTTTCTACTGTAGTGTGAACCTGAATTGCATTATCTCCAGCTCCAGCTTCGATAAGACCAGCACCCGAAAGCACCGCAAAACCAACAGGGGAAAGAAGTGCATCTTCCACTGTAAAGGTAAGAGTCTTCTCACCTTCCCATGCTAATAGGCGGCTATTTCCCTTACCACCAGTAGCATAAACAGTGGTTGCGGCACCCTCTACCGTTGAAGTCTTTGCGGTATCAATGTAAAGAACTGGCTGACCCGCCGCGAAAGTAGTATTACCAATAGTAACAGGTGCAGTAGCCTTAAAAACTACATCGCAAATTTCTCTTCATTTTATTTAATAAAATGGACTATCTCTTACAAATGGTCGTGCCATTTGCATACCTTTTTCCATTAACGTGTTAATAGTTAATGTACTCAGCCTATTAAGGCCGTTAGTCTCTACATCGCTCCCGAAGGAATGACACGGGATTTTCTAAAATTAGCGTTCCCCGTTAGCCCTTGCGGACCCCTGCAACAAACAGGATAAGGTATGTTAGTGCGAGAGATTCACACCAAATTTCATATTTATTCCTCCTTAAAGAATTTTTGTCGTTTTCTTAGTAAAAATAACTCTGGGTTATTTTTATACATATATTCTCCTAGTCTCAAAGTATCCTTTTTCCCAAATTTTAAAGAGCAACAGCTATCATCAAAGCTCCCTCCTACTATACCAGCTTCTTTTTTCAAAATTTCTAATAAAGATATTAGAAAAATTTTACTCCCACTAGTAAAAGCACTATTTAAACGATTATTTTTTAGAGTCATAATTGATCCATCTCCATCAAAATAACCGCGAATAAAATCTGGGAGATACTCTTTAGGAATAGGAGGAAAAACCATTGTCAAACTTTTTCTTTCTTCTCCTCCTAAAGCAACAATATCATCATATATTACTCTACAACTAAAATTGATTCTTGAAGCTTGTCTATCTACATAGTCAAACAGATTGCCTTCATACTCTAACTCTTGAGCAATTTTTTTCAAGATATATTTATCTTTTTTATGAATTGTAATATCAAACATTTTTCCACTATAAATGCATCCGTCTGCAAACCAAAATCCTAAAATATATGCCATATTGGAAGACCAAGTTTTAAAATAATCTTGATTAATATTATATTTTCGAGCATTTTGACTTTGGATAATACTTTTTTCTTGTGGAGAAAGTTTTTTTATTTTATAGTTTCGATGATAGCAAAAACTATAAATTTGATTTTTGGTATACTGAGAGTTAAAAAAATCTACCCACTCTGGCAAGGTTTTACTAGCGCTCTCTGTCGCTAGAATCTCCTTATGTTCCTTTAATATTGGCATATTAAATTCCTTTACTTTATTGATTTAAGATCTCCCATCCAATTAGGAGCATCATCGAGACCTTCGGCTCCTGCCATTCTAGCTCTAAGATTAATATCAAAGTTCTGATAAGCATTAAATCTATCAAAGAGATTATATATTTGATATACAGTATTCTCTAATAAACTTTGAATTTCCATATGAAGCCCAACTGCTAGAATAGATATGTATCTACTAAAAATAGACCCAGCTCCTGTCTCACCTTTCGCGGCAGCAACTTTTTCTCTACCTTTTCGCATTTTCTCCATAATCTCTTCCGCACGTTTATTGGCAGGCTTATAATCATCTCCTTTTAATTTATCTAGTCTATACATATCTCTAATAAAATTACGAAATTCTTCATAATTTTCTTTATTAATAATAGACTCTTCATTCTCTTTGGTTAAAATTATCCCCTTTTGTGGATTAATTTGAACCTTATGGTCAGGAAACATTAAAGTCAGTAACATTAAAACATTTAACCGAGAAATCTCAGCTTGTTGTTCGTGTAGTATTGACATTAATATATCAAAATCATGAAGGTCAGATAAACTAACTTTGTCCTCTTCTTTTAGAAGATCTTTAGAAAAGTTTAATAAATGACAACCTACAAAAAAATTCTCTTCTCCAATTAAAGCAATATCTTTAATCTTAGGCTGTCTTATATTTATCTTTGCTGAATAAAAAGGAATATCATTACCAGAAAGAAGAAGAAGTTCATCCATAAGAATTACTCCTCTTCTTCAATTTTATCGTCAGAGCCATGTATCGCAGCATATCTAAGAAGATATCCAGAAATATTCTGGTCTAAGACAACTTCATTGGCTCCCATAAACTCTAACGTTCCAATTCCAGTTAGTTTAGCTCCATTAAGCAAACCATCAATATACCCCATTATTTTAATGGGTCTAATCTGAAAATCTCCTAAGTCCCAAGAGTCTGTATTACAAATAATATTAAAATCAATAACACTATCTCGGAATTGAGGATTATTTGAATTTGGCATAAAGTTATTAAATTCTATAATTATATAAGACTTAATCTCTTCATGCTCCCCAAATTCTAATCTAGGAGCGGTTTTGATATACCCCTGTTCAATTAAATCAGCCAAGTCGATGCTAGCGATAATATCTGCGTAAGCCGCATTTCCGGTATCTAAACAATCTTTATTGTTGATTACCAGCAATCTTTTTAATAGGTCGCTATACGGACGACTTGTAATGAAAAGCTTTTTTAGGATCGCCTCCAAGTCTTTTTCACAAGAGAGAAACGATGAATTAAAGTCTCTCGCTGCTATAAATGGACTATATTTTACCATATTTAACTAACCTCCTTTTCTCCCTAGAATAATGACTCAATAATTACAGGTAATGTAATATCTGTCTGTCCGTCTCTACTATATATAATATCAAAGGCTCCAGACTTACTTGTTACCACTTCAATTTCTACAAGAGTAGAAGTTGAATTAATAATTTTAACTTTGTCATTACTCAAACTCCAGATGCCGTCCGCCGCAAGCTTAATTTCATAAATAGCAGTTTCGAATGGCTTCACAGTAATTGGACCATCAATATGAGGCACAGTTACATCAACTGGAATAACTTCAGGAACAGTTTGAAGGTCTTCTAAAGAATTATTAAAATCTTCCGCTAAGTTAACTTCAATAATACCACCAACGCTTAATGCATCAGTCGCCGCAATCTCCCAGGTTTGACCATTAATTTTAATCTTATTGAACCGTTTAAAAAACTCTCGAGTCTCCTCATTACTTTTTATATACATAACAAGAGAATGATTCATATCATTCCAAGTAACTCCAGCTTTCTGGTTCCATCTTTGATCGGTCTCTTCTGGTCCCCGCAAATAAACATAATAATCAGTATCATTTACTTTTACACTATATCTACATCTGCGGATGTATGCTCTAAAATACGCGGTTTCAGTTAACTCTTGTAAATAGATCATCCAGTGAGTATTATTAGCTGGCCAGAAAAATACATCTCCAGCTTCTAACCCTGCCGCGAACTCTGTTGAAATGATTTTATTATCATAATCTGGTTTTAATTTATCAGGATTAATCAAACTATCATAAAAATTATTATCTGATAAATTTTGGATTTTAGCATATTGGTAAGAATCTTTAAAGGCACTTCTGAGTGACCAAAGTTTCCCTCGGTTAAGCCGACTTACAGAAGCTCCGCCTATATAGTCTAATCTAGTTCGTAGATTAGTTAACCCGTCTATTGACATTGTTTCTTAACTTCATCCAGTAAACCAAGACACTCAAAGATAGTTTTTCTATAAAGAAGAAAGTCTTCTTCTTTATCTAAAGTCTTTAGTGCTTCTAGTTTACATAAAAGAGAGAATAAATTTACTTGGTCGGCTAGTAAATTATTCATTCCAGTAAGTTCAATAATTAATGTCTGTAAGGGCTTCTCCCAATCAATCCCCTCTTCTCTAGAAGGAAGCAGTTTATAGATTTGATTAGTAATTCTATTCAAATTAGATAGAACTGCTTCATTAGATACAATTGAGTTATTCATTATGACCTCCCCATGATTTCTCCGAAGGTGGAAGTCATTACTCCATCTGTATTTTTTCTTCTCTTGTAGAGCCTTTGCAAATGGAACCCTTCTTTAATATACTGCTCTTTGAGCGCAATTAATTTTTGAAGGTGATTTGCTTGTGAAGTAAACTTAAAGTCTGGGCCGCTATATTTCATGCGAATATTCTCCACACTCGCAAGCTGATAGCCAACCCATTCCACAATCATGTAAACTGCAAGAATATTTGCTTCTTCTTTTGAAAGAGCTGCATTGAATACTCTTGTAGTAGTATCGTAATCATGTAAGTCTATTCTAGGAAACTCAAACCAAGGAATGGCACTAATCAATAGAGTGTCAAGTAAAGCTAGAGTTTCTTCTTCATAAAGCTCCATATACATGTCATCTGTTACTTTGGAAAGGAACAGGTCATGGACAGTAGAGAAAGAGGTGTTTTCTGGTTCTGCCATTCGGACACCTCCTTATCTCTATACTCTTTTGTACTTTGTATGAACAACAGGAACATCTTCAGCTACTCTGCGGCCAGTCTCGGCTTTAGGAGTAGTTTCAGCAGATACTCTTCTTGTCTTTGTTTTAGGCTCAGGAGCCTCAGTCTCTTCTTTTGAAATCTGATTAATCTCAATTGCCTTAGTTACGTTGAGACCCGTTGCTTCAAGGATTGCCTGTCTCTTTGACATATCATTAATTTGTAATGATACTGCTAAGTCTTTAACTTGTTCTATAACGCCTACAGGAGCATAATCTAAGCAGTCTTGTAAACGAGCTAAACTCCCACTAAGGAGCAGCTCTCGCACGTCTTTCTCTGTCCAATGGTACTCAGGTTCAGGAATAATCCCAAACTCTTGGAGTAATTCATCATTCGCAATAGAAAGATATTCTCTAATTAATACATTTCCTCCTGGCAGGTACTCAAGAGCCCTAAGCTCTTTAACAGCAACCTTTTTTGTTTCACCTTTGTTAAAGACTCTCCGCACATTTAGTTCTGGAACTCTATAAACAACGGGCGATCCACTTAAATTAGTTACATCAACTAAAGTAGTTTCTTCTAACATAATATTCTCCTTTTATCTCTTATGCGGGAGAGGCTAGAGAACTAGCCCCTCCTCGCGGTTATTAATTAACTATAAATTAGGGAGTTGCCCCATCATTAGTAGCGTCATCAATGTAATTCGCAGTAGTAAGAGCAGTGTTTACGTAACGGCAAAGGTTATTGCTGAGTACGGTTCCAACACCAATCTTCTTATATACGTGAATATCCTTTGACCAGTCGTGATTCTCAGCCTCGCGCACAAGGGTCTGACCCTCGAAAGCGATCTTGACAGGCTTGTCATTTCCACCAGTAGGAATGATCCATGCATAACTAGGATCAATAACCTTAGTGGTGTGCTGATCATCAGTGTAAGACTGAGGAAGAACAATTACGCGGTGACCCTTGTAATTAGCAAGATAGCCAACATTCCACATAGTGTCCTTCATTCCATCTGAAATCCATCCGTCTGCAGGAACCATAGTGGTTGCGAACTCATAGGTGCAGTAGATGGTTGCCTGACCATAAGCATCTGCGATAGCAACAAGGCTATCCATTGCAGCCTCATCAAAGTGGCCAGCAGATACCTTGTTAGCAGCAGGAAGATTGTTAGTAGCTGCAATAAGCGCCTTTGCAATCTCAGTATAAACTGCTTCATCAAGAGCAAGAAGAACGATATCAAGAACATCCGCAAATGTGATGCGGCCATCAAGGAACTCTTCTAGTCCGATTTGTGCAGCTCCACCGTATGCCATAGTTTCAACTTCAACCTTAAATCCATCAAGCTTGAAGACTTCGTAGACACCAGCAAGTCCAACCTTAGTCACAAATTGCTTTGCTCTCATACGAGAAGCTTGCGAAATTCTTTGTGAATAGATTGCCTTGTCGCCCTGAGCAACAGTCTGAACCTCTGCGAACTGGCCATACTGCTCCAAAACACGCTTTGGCAGCACTTCATCAATAGTCTTTTCAACTAATTCGAAGATAAGGTTCTGGTTCTGACGATAAGTAGCATAGTCTGCCGCAAGAGCGCCAAGCTCTACACGAACCGCTTCGTCAAGGTCAGTAGCACTAAACTTTTCATCTCCGAAGCTATAAGCTACAGGAGAGTTTTTCTCTGCGGTTGCCGCAAGAGTCATTAACTTTAAAAGATCTTTCTTTTCTAAAGACATTATTTATTCCCTCCTATCCTTAAGCGATTCGTTGTAGCTTGACAGCAGCTTGACCGTCAGCCATAGTGGTTACTTTAACTACATTCCAAATATTCTCGGTTTCAGTTGTCTTTACAACAAGAAGACCTGCCGCACCTGGAGTAAGCTGAGTTCCAACTACTGCAACTGCAGCGGTTGGATCAACACAGTTAGTAGTATAAATATCTCCAACGTTAGTCTTAAACAGACGAGGAACAATTACCCCATCTACTGCGTCTGCTGCCTTAAGAGCAAAGTCCTTATAGGTCTCACGAACACCATAAAGCTTTACCTCATTAAAAACAAGCATCCACTCTCCGTCGCCAGTAAAGTTTACTTCACCTGCTTCATAATCATACTTAGCGAACATACCGTTCTCAAGAACAGTAATAGCTTCTGCCGCAGGAAGCTGTGCATAAATTTGCCCAGTTCTCTGTGCTGAAAGATGATTAGGCTCTACTTGCCCGTATCCATCTCTAGTTAGTTCATTTGCCATTATTTAATCCTCCTTCGAGTTAGTCTTTCTTAACTTTTCTTAAAGTTTCCACAAAAACTGGGACACTTTCTGCTGCGTCCTCCAAGTTGAATGTAATTGCGGGGCTTCCCTCAATCACATTAGTATCATCCTCAGAGTCCTCTTTTTCAAAACTTACTTTATTGCGAACGCAGATAACTGCGAGCTTTGACTCAATTTCTTCCAAGCTATAATTACTCTTATTTGTAATTACATCTTTCTTATCTTCATCAGATAACATATAGAAGCTCTTGATTAATTCATCTTTCTTTTCATCCTCTACTTTTGCCTTAAACTCTTTAAGGCCAACATTTTCAGCTTCGAGCGCCGCAAACTTAGTTTGTAGCTCTTCTAGCTGGCTCTGAAGTAACGCGAAATTCTCTTCAGGCTGCTCTTCTTCAAGGACTTCCTCTTCTTCTTCTTCTACATTTTCATCTTCAATAATTTCTTCTTCTGTTTCTGCTGCTGCACTCTCTTCTTCTGAAGCAGATGCTCTTTCAGCATTTTCAGCTTCCGCAAGTTCGAATGCCAATGCAACATCTTCTACAAGATGGGTTTCTTGATTTTTTTCCATATTCAATCCTCCTTCTTTTGAGTTTATTGCATTTTGCAAATCTTGCATCATGCTGAATAATGTTTTACTAAAATCAGTATTCTCTAAAGTAAAATTCTTACTTACATCAGGAGCAGTAATAGAAGCACCTTCAAAACAAGGCTCAACATCTTCTCCTAGAATAGCTAATTTAGAAAATATCGCGTCATTAATAATGAAAAATTCAAGACCTGTATTGTTGTCTGTTGCCCATTTTCCTTTTAATGTTTCTTCATCTAATTCCATAGATTGATTGTTTCCTTTGTCGATAACTCTTTGTGCTTCTGGGAATTGACCCGTCCACAGGAAACCAGTAGTCATTAAATATTCTCTAATAACACTATTTCCAAATTCATCGGTATCTTCAAAAGTCTGGAACCAAACTTGAGCATCTGGAGCAACAAAGCCATAGGGCTTAGTCAAGGTTTCAAATTTAACGCCTTCTCCATCAATAGTAATTCTTTGACCATGATCTCCAAAGTCTTGCTTCTCTTCCTTAAAATATCCCACAATAGGAGACCCAGGAAGTGAGTTAGCCATTTCCGCAGCCACTTCCTTGCTGATATAGCTTCGGTTTCTGTTAGTTCCAACATAAAGAACTTTAATTTCACATTGTGAAATTAATGGATTATAAGGAGTAATATTAATAAACTGAGGATGGTCAATAGTCGCCACTGATCTACTCATATGCACCTCCTTAACTCATGGCTTCTTTGTTTTTAATTGTTTTATCACTTTTTTCGTTATCAGGAAGCTCTGGCCTTCCAGTAGACTTTTCTGTTGTAGGTGTCTTACCAGGGCTCATAGTTGAACTCATAGCTGGCGGCACAAACAAACTATTCAAATCGAGTATTTCATTTTCAAAATACGCATTTGACAAAATAGTATTCTGGGATTGGCCCAGAGCAACTTGCGGCAATATCTTAGAGAAACCAATTTGCATTTGTTCTTTATATAGTTTCGCAAGTGCTTGATAATTGTAAATAGTGGTAAACAAGAGCTGTACTCTGTAGTAGAGTTTCTTCTTATTTTTATTAAAGGGTTCTAGTAAATCATTCAAAAATATTTCAAATTGATTAATAAGAACTGATAAAGAAGATTCATCATTTGATATTGAATGATTTAAAGCTAAGTTTCCAGTTGAGTTAAACTGCATCTGAGAAACACCAGCTTCATTAAACACTGAGCGCTCTACTTTACTAACTTCATCAATGGTAGCAGTAGTAGTTCCTCTATCGGCAAGATTAATATTATCGACTTCCGCAAATGTAGTTAAAACATCTACCCCAATAGCTTGTCCTAACATCGCAACTGCATTATTATGTAATGCTTTTGCTTCATCTACATCAAATAATAATTCACCATTTTTATCAAGAGGAAGTTTCTGAACAATAACATTAAGAAGTTGTTGTAACATCTTTTTTCTGTCTAGCTCTTTTGCTTCTTCTAAGTCAATAATTGCGGGGATAACAGAAAACATCATTGGACTATCATCTGGATTAATATTAAATTTAACAGTATTATTAACATCTAACATATACCATCCAGCTTGATCTCCCGCAGCCTCCGCAGGTAATTTTCCTTCTTTGTAAGCAATATATCCTTTTTGAAATTCTGCAGGAAAGCTTTTAAGAATTTTTAATCTAAGCGCAGTATCACTAAAAGTATCATCAAAATATTTCATATTAAACTCAACCATTGGGCGCCCATTAGAAAAGAACCTAGAGCGACAATATTTTACAGGCAAGTCTTGTAAAACCATAGTAATTGGAGTGGGAACTTTATAGCCATAATAAACTCCCTGCTTGACTACTTTTAAAGCAATTTCCGCAAAATTTTTCTTTACTCTAAATTCATCTAAGAAATTTAAAGATTTAGAAAAACCTTCTAAAATTTTCTTTTCAGAGACAGTTTTATCAATAATGATTGGTGTTACCATCCAATCATATTTATAAAGATTTGCTAAATATCTGCAAAGCCTTCCATAAATACCGCTAGTTTGAAAGAAAAATTCTGACAACTCCCGCATTTGTGCAATATCTTTTCTTTGAATAACATTAAGCACATTGTCTTTTGTTGCTCTTGGATTCACTTTAGTATAATAATTAATATCAGAAGTTACATTTGTTAAAGTTTTTAACCCAACTGAAATTTTATCATAATTAGTAGGAACATATTCTTCATTATAATTCCGACTGGCCATATTAAAACCCTTTTCTTTAATTTCTAGAGTTCTTTCATCCAATATAAAGAACACCTCCTTCTTAATATCCAGCCATCTTCATAAGATAATCATAATTTACTTTTGGTTCATCCCAATAAGGGACAATAACTAGATTAATATTATTTTGATAGCAATAAACTCGTTTACGCGTATCATTGTATTTTTGTCTATAAAGACCTTTAGCTCCACCAAATTTACTTTTTGGTTGATAGTGTTGGATTCCTTGAAATTCAATTAGAAAATCTAAATTACCTTCATCATCAAAAACGGCGAAATCAAACCTTAAAGGTCTTCCACTAGAACTAACTAAATCTGGAAAAGAATATTCCTCTTCAAAATGCAAGCCATTTTGAGTTAAAATATCCGATATTTTAATCTCTCCTCTACTTGCTCTCATAAGCAACTCCTCCTTTTATTTCCTTAACTAATTATAGTTCAAAATAAGGAGGAGTTACTTAATAAGTTTTGTCCGTTATTTTTTGGGCGTAAAGAACATCATGTCTCCTATGTTCCTTATTTTACGACGCTTCTGCCGCATTTCAAGAATCTTAGTATAATAAAGGCCATACTCGAAAGCTGAGAATTTATCTTTCTTAATCCCTCGATTAGATTGTTTAAGAATAATATTACTACCTTCATTTTCTTGCGCGAGATTAAGCATTTGCTCTCTCAAAACCGAGGTAAGGAAGAATGGCCGCAAATAATCAGCTCTTTTATCTGGTGTCATTTCTTTACCGACTGCAGTGGACATTAGCTTGATCTTAGCTTGGTTTTCATCAATTAAGAATTTAACTTTACCACTACTAATTTGAGTTTGAACGTATGTGTGAGCCTCTGTGTTAATTGGAGCAGTAGCTTTAACAATATAAATTGCATTCTCTATGGTGTCCGCTGTTTTAAACTGCTTATACATATTATCAAAGTCATCATCATTCTCAACTCCAAAGTTAGGAAGTAAACTTCCGTCTTCGTCCATTTGATCTTTTACCATGTAGTCTACAAGTCCTAAACCTAGTCCATGTCCGTCAATAACCGCGGTTCGCGCATTATACTTAAAATAAAGTTTCTTAATATTAATAGCTTGAGTTTCAAAATGCTCTGCTTCAAAAGTATAGAGATTAACCAAATTCTTTAATGCTGAGCCTTGAGCTTGTGGAGTTACCTTAAAGACCATGATTTCTGTGGTGTCTCCTTTACGACCAACATCAACCCCTAAAATATAAAAAGCATTTTTAGAAGCTCGTCCACTAACTTCATATTCTGGCTGTTTTAAAATTCTATGCTTATCAAATTTTTCAGAAGAGAAGAACGCATTGTCTGTATCTCCTGACCAGATTGATTCATATTCTCTTTCAAATGAAGCTTCATTAAAAGTACCATCAAGCTTTTGTTGCCGCACAAAGTTTTTATCAATCAGCTTTTCGAGAACCGGAATCCTCCAAGTTCCACCCATCGCAAAAGCTTCTCGAGGATTAATAATTTGATTGACAAAGATAGTCATCAATTTTTCATAAGCAAAAGTATTTTTATATCCCGCAGTTGTAATAAATAATTGGCTCTTATTTAATACTTCTTCAGGATAGAAATTGCCATTAACACTTCTAGAAACGTTCATCATTGGGACGAGGACTTCATTAAGAATATCTTGTGCGATACTAATACACTCTTCAAGAAGTCCTCCGTGGAAACGCAAACCTCTCGAACGCTCATTCGCGGCAACATTCTGTAGAACAGAACCATTTTTAAAAGTATATCTAACAGCATCTTTTGAGGCAGTGGATTTACCAGGCGTCCAATCTATCTCATTATGAAAACCCGGAACTAGTCTACATATTTCCTCTACTTTTGATCGCACAATTGTAGCACTCTGCTCTTTACCACCTGTGGAGATGAAGAGTTTGGCTCCAGGGAAAAGAATACATCTAATCATTAAAATCAGAATAGATAAGAATGATTTAGAATAAGCTCGGGGGAATACTGCATAAACATAGCGATGTCTAATTGCAATTCTTAGAAAAACTCTTTGATAAAAGAATAGTCTAAAAGTACTATCTGGGCCTGCCATAAAATCTACAAAGAGATCAGGGTATTCTCGCCAGAAAGCAATTACCCGCCGCAATTCAGGCATAACATTTTTAATTCTTTCTTCTGATAGTCCCTTCTTAGAAGAATGAACTTTTGTGCGGCCAAGGACCAGTAATTCATTAAGACTCATCCTGGTCCCCTCCCTCCGTGAGGGCAGCATCCGCATCTCGATCTTCTTGAATGGCATCATAAAATTCTTCAAAATCTAAATCATTTAGAACTTCTTGTTCAGCATCCTCTAGATCAGTAGCAACATCTTCACTGTCTTCCATTTCACGTTGAATTTGAATCTTTTTAATTGCATCTTCAATTTGTTGACCAAGACCCATTTCTTTAGTAACTAGATTATAGGTATATCTATTCATATCTTGAATTGTTCTATCTACAATATCTTGCGGCACATCAGTCACAAATCTTGGAATAAACCCTCCTTCTTTTTCACAATATTCAACCAGCTCACTAACGCTTCCTAAGAAACTAGGTGCTTGGTCTTTATTTTGAGCTTCTGAGAATCTGCCAGATTTAGAAAGAAGATCATATACTCTACTGTATTTTTGATAAGTATCTACGTCGCCGCAGTCAATAGCCTCTTCCATTTTAAGAGAAGTTTTACATAACTTCTTTAAAGCATCTTCTCTTGATGCACTTTGGATATCAAAAGAATCCATCATATTGTTATAGAGAGTTTCTAGAAAGAGAAGCTGTTCTGGTTTATGGAGACGCCCCCATTTATTTACAAGATAAACCATATCTTCTTCTGTAAGGTTATCCGCAGGATTGGGAAGATTAACAATAGGATAAGGATTATTTTCTGGATAGTACTGATCTTGCGGAGGAGAAGTAAGTTCTGGCTCTTCAGTGAGAGTTAAAAACTCTGCTTCAGAAATTTCTCCATTATTATACATCTCTTGTAAAACTTCCTTAGACTGGGTCGGTGGAGCTTGAGAGGCAGCCGCCGCACTTTTCATTTCTTTTTCAGCTTGAAGTCTTTCAGTATCTTCCCAAGTATATTGATTCCATTGTTTAAGCTTCATTTTACTTAAATATTTTCCAAATACTGACATTCCAGTTAAAGCTTTATATGGGCCAGCTTTTTCTTTTGCTTTATATAATAAACTGTCCCATTCTGACTTAATGTAAGGAACGTCCATTTTTTTCAAGAGCCACATGTAAGTTTCTGGATTATCGTTATCAATGTGCATTGTCATACACTTTTTACATATCTCTACTTTTTCTCCATTTTTATATGTATAAAATTGAAGTTCATCCATTGTTCTTTCGCATTTAGTACAAAATCTTTGAGACATTAATCTTCATCCTCCTCCGCATATTCTAGATCTTCATTTTCAATTTGAAAATCCATGATTACGGGGAAAACTCTGACTCCCGCAAGGTAGGGATAATCTGAAATTGCCTTCATCAATCTTTTTCTTATATTTTCCTGTAATTCATTTTGTTTGCGGTAACTCATATCTGAAAGTATTTCTGTATCTGAAGTAGAAATTTCTACAACAAAGGAAAATTTAGCTACATTTAAATCTACTTCCATAGTTAACCTCTTTTCTTATTGCGGCAGCTTTTACAAATACTGTAATAACCATCTTTTGAAGTTTTGTTGCGAGAGAAGAATCTATGGTGCGCAAGCTTAACTTCGCCGCATCTACTGCACTTTTTCCACTTTCCTTTTACTTCATTGGTAAAGTGAAACAAAAGCCAGTCTTCTTTAGCTTGCTCGCTTATTAATTTTGGAATCTTATTTTTCCACAATGCAGAGATGTATTCAACAGAGTGCTTAACTCCATGTCTCTCGTCCAATAACCTTTGAATTTCTAAATTAGTTTGCCCATCAATCTTGGCTAAAGTTAAATCAAAAAGTAATGGATAGTCTTTCTTAAGTGTGCGGACAACCAGCTCCTCGAGATCCATTAGTAAGTAATGCATATCTAGACCTAGTTCATCCCAAACTTCTTGTTTAAGAGTTGAGTAGTGAGACAAGAGAGCAGTTACATGCTTGTAATTAAAAAGAGTTACCAGCCCATCACTTTGAACATCATTCTTTTCATCAAGATAGATTGTTTCTGGAAGTTCCATGCGGGCGAGGCTTTTAATTAAAGCTGTTGCCTTTGCGGGCTCCTTAGCTCCGTTGCGTATCACATACTGGTCTTGCCGCATTTGAATGAGAGTCTTTTTTAAAATGTAAGCTCTTTTACCAGAGCCAATTGCAGCCTTGCTCATTGGTTCAATAATTGCTATTGCATCAATTAAATCGCGCAAATGCGGGATATCATTTACATCTTTCTTAGTAATAGGAGCTTTAGGTGAGAGGAGAGTATTTTTATCCTCTCGCATTAAATTATAAACTCCATCTTCTCCATTTTCTAATTTATCTACCAAACCTTCATATGAAGTTTCTCTTTTATTTACTGTGACCATGCGGCCATCGGTTAGTATTTTTTTTTGTCTTTTCTCTTCTTTTGTTGCTGCAAAAATAATATAGTTTGCGAGAATTTCTTTATATCTTGTAGATAGACTAGAAGGAGGAGCATTGTCGAGAATTTTCTCAACTAACTTGACTCTCTCTGCGGGGTCCGTGATTGAATAGTCAAGTTTAATACTTTGGTAATTTTCTGTCATGTATTACTCCTTTCTTCTTAACTATAACTAGTATAACACAGAGTAATATCTGTTGTCAAAAATTTTTACAGGATTTGGAATAGATTTATTCAATTTGATTAAAAGTTTTTTTTATGATATAATAAAGATAGTTAAAAAAAGGGTCGTCTTCTGAAAAGAAAAATACTCTTGGACATATTTGTGGGGCGATGGGGCTCTTATTGTAACACTGAGTTACAATCTTCCCGAAGAATACCCCGGGGGGTATCTACTACCGTTCGTCGCCTATCTGACCGTTCGTCGGTTAGGTCACCTTGCAGGCTTGCAGGGGTTGTCAGTGTCAGAGCCATGTGCTATGATGTTTTTAGTGAAAGGGACACCAACCGAAAGGAACTCAAAATGAACGCTCTGGAAAGCACCTTCGCCAGCATCGACGCATTTTACAATGCCCAGGTTGCCATCATCGAACGTGCGTTCGAGCGTGATATGTATGCTGGCAAGGGCGATGAAGCGTGCGCCGACGCCTACCATACCGCGATGCGCGCTGCTTGGAATCTCCGCAACGCTCGGTTCGATAGGGCGTGCGGGTGGGTTGACTAATAGAATGTCAGACCCACGTGCTACGATATGCTCAGTGAGAATAATCGAATCTCTTAGAAAGGTTGTGCTAACATGAGCGAGCAGAAAATAGTCGTCCGAGTCCTGGTCACTTACGACGTGAGTGAGGAAATGTTCGATGGGAGTGATGAAGAACTCAATACCATCGTGCAAGACCTCTCTAAAGATACTGAACGAGAGAATATCTCCGTCGAGTTTGTCTCTCCCTCTATCCCCGACGGCGAGTGCCATATCTGCGGGTGGGTTGACTAATAGAATGTCAGACCCACGTGCTACAGTGTAGATAGTGAGAGAGACAGAGAGGACAAAGACAATGACTACCACGACAGATAAGGTGCAGGCTGCAAGGGCAGAGATTGGTAAACTGCGGCGGGAAGTCTGCGTCAACTGTGACGTGGCGCGAGTTGACTGTGCTGCCTGCTCGTGCTATACTCACAAGAAGATAGTCACTCTAACCAAGACCATCCGCAACCTATACGCCAACGGATAGAGAGGACAGAACATGTACATTGTAAGATATGCTACTGATTGGGGAGACCTGGTATCTATCGCAACTGCCTCAAGCAGAGAGGTGGCAGAGTCCATCATCAAGAATCTACAGTCTGCCGCAGACGAGAACACTGGCCACGTGTTCTACAATGGCTGGTATGTAAACACTGATGACATGGAGATTGAGTACGTGCCAGAGTGGACAGAGGCCTATCTACACGAGAAGGAAGAATGTCATGATAACTAACCTACTGCTCGGTGGTATCTTCTTCCTTCTCTTGGTGTTCGGTAGCGCTCATGCGTGGGCTGCTATCGAGGAGGCCTTGAAAGAGAGAGCGATTCGTGCCTACGTCAGAGAAGGCTTCGCCAGACGGAACAAACAGCCTTAGCCTATACTAACCTAACCCTCGACCTATGGTTGAGGGTTTCGCGGCCCGTGCGCGGGCCGAAAAAACAGGAGGAAGTTAGTTGGCACATCTCTTGCTAGGGGACAACTCGATCCGATCCGCCGCAAGAATCTTCCCGCAAGGGCTTGCGCGTGTCAGAGGGGTATGCTACAATGAAGTCACCAACCAAGAGAGAAAGGAACTACAATGGCTCGGAAGAACAATCTTGAGGCGCGTTTGCGGAGGTATGATGAACTGCTCAAGGGTAACCCGCGAAAGCGTGAATCTGCCGCGGATAGTAAAGCGTTTCACAAGCCCGGTTCCTGCAAGAAGTAGAAAGGGAAATGAAATGGCAAAGGCAAAAGTAGAGGCAACCGTCACTCTGGTAATGTCATTGGAGGAGGCTATCGAACTGTACAAGGTTCTCGGAAAGACGCCTTCAGAAGTTTGCAGTGAGGTGTACCTTGCTCTTGATGATGCCCTCCCAGACGAAATTTTCTAAAACAAACCGTCAAATCTCAAGTCTCAACCTCAAGTCGAGGTTGAGGCTTCGGCGCGCCGTCTGCGGCGCGAAATTTTGGCACGATTTTTGCTAGCCCATTTTTCCACAGGAAAACTCAGAAAAAATAATCTAAATTAGTTTGCCGAAAACGCTTGTGTTTGTCAGACCGCCGTGGTATGATTGTCTCACGACGAAAGGGAAAGCCAATGAAGCCTACAATCTACTTCGACCTCGATGGAACAGTCTACGACCTCTACGGTCAGCCGGATTGGCTGGAACGTATCACGACCCTTGCAGACCCTACCGCATATGCGAATGAGGATGCTACCCTGGTCGATATGGTCGCCCTGCACGAAACGCTACATAATCTGCTCGCTGCGGGTTACGAAGTTGGCGTAGTGTCCTGGCTTGCGAAGGATGCCAGCGAAGATTATAATAAGCAGGTTCGCCGCATAAAAAGGGAATGGGTCAAGAAGTTCCTCCCAATGGCGACCGAGGTGCATATTGTAAAGTATGGCACTCCGAAGCATCGGGTAATCAAGAATCGCGATAACGCTATCATCGTGGATGATGCCGCGGAAGTACGAGAAGCCTGGAATAGGGGATTGACAATCGACGCAAACGGTGATATCATCAAGTCACTAAATGACCTGCTCAACTAGGAGATAAGATGACCCGCAAGGATATTCAGGAAAATTCACAATATGCGGTACTTGCGCTAATCGTGGCAGGGCAAAGCATCGGTGACCCGATGATGAGCGGGGCAGCGTTCGTATCTGCTAACAGCCTCGCCACCTGGAGATGCTTTGCGCTAGAGCGTCCCGCCGCAGATAAGATAAAAGATAGCGTTTTGCTTGTTTCTTCACTCCTCGGAATTGCGCTGAAAATCCTAACCTAACCCTCAACTAAAGGCTGAGGGTTTGGCGCGCCGTTTCCGGCGCGAAAATTTATAAAACAACCCCTAAACCACATTTTTTTGCATGAAAAGTTGGCACGCTTTTTGCCGAGACAATCTCCCAAAAAAATGCTAAAAGGGCTTGTGAATGTCACTCCCCCGTGCTATGATGGTTTCAGTCAAGAGACACCAACCGAAAGGGTTACAATGAACAAGCGTGAGAACATTCTGGTGGTAGACGTGGAGACTTGCGGCGGCTTCGATTCGCCAAAGGTTTACGACCTCGGCCTTGCTGTTGTTGTACGCTCTACAGGAAGAATCATCGAATCGCACTCGCTAGTCATCTCTGATGTATTCTACGGTATGAAGCGTGAGATGAAAAGCGCATATTACGCGGACAAGTTGCCGATGTATCATGCGGGTATCAAGGATGGTTCGTTCCGCGTGGTCACGCTCTGGGAAGCGTGGCGGCTGGTTCGTGAGACTGTCAAAGCATACGGTATCAAGCGTATCTATGCCTATAATGCAAAGTTTGATAAGGGTGCGCTCAACAACACGATGAAAGTTGTGACGGGCGGAAAGTATCATAACTTTATGCCCGCTGGCACTCGGTGGCTTTGCATCTGGCATATGGCGTGCCAGACGATTCTCTCGCAGAAAGGTTATCGTAAGTTTGCAGAAGCGAACGGTATGGTGTCTCCCGCTGGCAATCTCCGCACGAGTGCCGAGGCTGCCTATGCTTACATAACTCGCACGCCTGGTTATGTTGAGCCTCACACCGGACTTGCTGACGTGGAAATCGAAACTGCAATATTGCATAAAATCGTCCGTCAACACAAGCGCATGAATGAGCGTCCCGCGCTCAACTGCTGGACGATACCCCAGAGGGTATAACCCTCAAGTGTTATCAAACCGTCAACTCTAACCCTCGACTTGAGGGTTAGATTTTGGCGCGCCGCAAACGGCGCGAAAATTCTAGGATATCACACTCTGGCCATTTTGTCAAGAGAAAATCTCAAGAAAAAAAGTTTTTTTTTCTTTCCGAAAAGCCTTGTGCGTGTCACACCTCTATGGTACACTATGGTTGTCAGTGAGAGAGCGGCGGGAGCCGCAAACAACGAAAGGCGTGGTTACAATGGCAGAGAAGAAGATGACTAAGCGAGAACTGTTCACTAACGTTCACGCGGTACTTTCTGCAATCGACGGTGCCGAGGACTTGGCAGACGGCATCGCTCACGAGTTGGCTCTTGTGAATAAGCGTGCCAGCGCAAAGAGTACTGATGCGAAGCGCCTGGCAGAGCAGAACCTTGTTCGGCAGGGTATCCTCGCGGTTCTCTCGGATGGTGCCGAGCATCGCGTGACGGATATTGCAAAGGCTATCGATGCAACTCCGCAGCGGGTGACGGCTCTCATTTCTCAGATGGTCAAGAGCGGTAGTGTCACTCGCACCCAGGATAAGAAGGTCGTGACCTTTTCCCTGACGCAGTAAGACCAGGGCGCGGGGGTTACATAATCCCCGCGCCACAATACGTTTCATAACTAAGAGCAGAAAGGAAACATATCATGTACGAAATCACGCTGATAGTTGACGATTATATGAAGGATATTATGGAATACGAAACCCTCGAAGATGCTCTTTTTGGATTGAAACTATGGATACAAGAGTACGTAAAAACCA